TTTTAAGGTAACAAAATAGGTTTAAATCCATGGCTATTTCAAAGAGCATGGATATTCCAGGTAGCGCAAATACTTATGCTGCCCAAGTTTTGCAATCTCAATCAACCTCCCCTGAATTAGGTGCAAACTATCTTCCAGTGCCAGGACCACAAGGCAAGCAGGGGGTAGCAGGTCCAAAAGGTGAAAAAGGCGATAAGGGTGATCCAGGAGAAATTGGACCAAAAGGACCAAAGGGAGATAAAGGACAAAACGGACAAAATGGAAAAGATGGAATTAGTTCTTTATCGTCTTCAGGACAGCAAGCGGGGTGGGCATCTTATTTTAATGTTCTTAAAAAAGAGATTCAACTTGGAGCACTTCGAGGAGATGATGGCTGGGTCAGTGTCGCTATAAAAACAGATGAATCAAGCATAAACGAGAGTTATCTTCCCACGGGGGCTGTAAGTTTTTGGAATCCAAATAACTACAGGCTTAATTTCAAGGGTGTTAAAGAAGGATCCCATGTCTTTATTAAATATAACATAACGTTATCTACACAGAGTAGTAATACTGAGGTATGGGTAAGAACCCTATTTCCAGATGCAGATTTAGAACTTTCAAACTTTGTCTCTCAGTTAAAATATCAGGGCGAGTATGAATTGAACGTAACACAAGATTTCTTTATAGAGAATAAAAAGATTTGGGCTAGTCCAGCAATACCTCAAATTAGAACCGACTATGATGCATCAGTTATTGTCAACTCCATACACGTCTCTGTGATATAATAAACCAGGAGGAATATCTATGGCATTTCCAAATGAATTAAATATTAATTACTATAAGGGTGATACCCAAGAGTTTGCGCTATACCCTCAAAAAACAGACGGGTCAGAGTTTATTATGACTGGGTATGCTGTAAAGTTTACAATCGCCTCAGAGCGAGGATCTTCCTCTGTTATCAATGCATATGCAGCAATTGATAGCCAAAACCCCGCAAAACTATTATGCACAATTAGACCTGCAGATGGTGCAAACCTTGTACCAGGAAATACATACTACTACGATGTAGAGATCTCAAAATCTGGAACACCATATCCACTAGTCTATACAATTTTAACTGGAACAGTATCTGTAACAGAACAGGTTAGCCAGGGATAATTATGGCAAACTTACTTTCTACAGAAGATGTTACAGTTTTTGGTGGTCCAGCAAAGATCGCTATAGACTTAGACTTTGGTCCAACAGGACAACGTGGAAGTAAAATATTTATTGACAGTGTAAATCCAAACAGTAAAGTTTTTGATGAACCAATCTACTATGGAGACCTTTATATCAATAACGAGCCAACAAGTGTTGATTACAGAGTCATGTATATTTATCAAAGTGTTTCTGCACAGAATACGTGGGTAAAGGTAACAAACCTTATCCCAAATTTTTACTCAAGAAAATCTTTATCAACTTTTTCTGCTGGAGAAACAACTATCAATATTCCACTATCAGATCTAACATACAGTGACTATACTGGAGAACTGACTGTTGATAGTTTTATTGTGCAGCATTCAATTGTAAATACTGTAAATCCTACAGTCTCAAATTTGTCTATTTCTGGAATTGCCGAAAGTGCTGGAATTCAAATTCTTCAGTTATCTATAAGTGCAACAGAGTATGATGGGGGCACTTGGACAGATCTAGTTGGACAAAGATCAGTTCATTTGTTTATTTCGGTGGTATAATTCTGATGGAGATAAACTATGGCTGAGAGTATTAATTTAAACGGACCTTACGATACCCAAATTCCTGGGTACGACGACGATGCTGATATCAAGAAAGCCTTAAGATTATTCCTTTATGGATCAAACACACTTCCAGCAAACGATAATGAAATTCAAGCAGAGTCTATTGCAGGATATCTAAAAGCATTACAAAATGATGTAGATGCAGTAGATGCAAAAGGGCTTGGTTCTGCAATTTTGTCTACACAGCCATCTGTTGTTGATAATGGCTATATTTGGGTAGATTCAACTTCTTCAGTTACTTCGGATCCGCAATATGCAACAACATCATATCAAACATCTGCGCCATCATCTCCAACAACTGGCGCTTTATGGGTAGACTCAGATTCTTCTCCTCTTAAGATGTATGTATGGTCTGGAACTGCATGGAGAGAGATTGGTGCATAATGTCTAAAGAAAAAGAACAAACTTCAGACCAAGCATTAAGAGAAATTGCTATCGCAAAGTTAATTAATACAACTGGAGTTACAGAAGAAGAACTTAGAGCATTGGGGCTGATATCAGATGTCAACAATTAATTCAGATGGCAAAGTTGCCTACATATATAATTCTGGTGACGATACGTGGTATGCACTTGGTGGAGCAGTAAATACAAATGCTGAATATACTTGGACTGCAGATCAATCATTTTCTGCAGTAGTGACACTTGACTCCGTAGTTAGTGCAAAAGCAGGAGTAAACAATTTTCAAGATCCAACCGCAAGAGATGCAGCAATTCCATCACCTATAAACGGAACTGTTTGTTTTGTTAAGCAAAAAAATGATGGTGTAATTATCAATCAGGTTCAATATTACTACAATGGAGAATGGCGCTACGCACTTGACTCCATGACTGCCGTTGATATCACCTCTGACTATACAATTACAAAGGATGATGCTGGAAAAACTTTATTTATTACTTCTTCTTCTCCTGTTACAATTACAATTCCAGCAAATAGTACAACGGCATTTGCTAAGGGGCAAAGAGTTGAGTTCATTAGAAATGGAACTGGAGCAGTCACCTTTGCTGGTGAAGTTACAGTAGTTGGACAACCATCACCAGTTACAATAAATAGCAAACTTTCAAATAAAAAAATTGCTGCCCAATACTCAGGTGCTGTGGTTACTAAAAAAGATACAAACACCTGGCTACTTCTTGGTGATTTGACGGCTTAAGAATCATGTTAAATTTTGGGTTATGGTCTTCTATAAAAGGAATGGTCAAGGTGCCAGATCTCGATACCTTGTCCAAAACTGATGCCATCGCAGCCCTTCAAGCAAAGTATTTAAAACCAATAGATGATGGAGAGGTTGCTACAAGCGATGCTAACCTAGATGACAAGATTGAGTCACAGGATCCAGCAAAAGATTCTTTAGTTGCTTATGAGTCAGAGGTTAAATATAAGTTCTATAATTTTTCTTTCACACCATACTCCTTTACACCCTACTCTTTTACTCCAACATACTCTTTTACTCCCGCACCTGCTTGTGGAACATCTTACGGATATCCAGTTTCTCCTACTTGTACGCCTGGTATGATTGCAAGTAGAAATGGAGTATGTTTTACCAATATTTTTGGTTGCGTAGAGGCAGTCCAAATTTGGAACTCTGACTGTACAACGTATACTGACTATTTAGGATGTCAATGATTAATTTAACGATAGGTGGTAATTAAGATGAGAATTAACTGTTATGTAGATGATGAATATGTTCTTGGAATGGGTGGCGTCACCGATGAAAATATGAATGATGTTCAGAAAATTTTAATCAAAAACCCAACTGTAGTTGACCTATCTATTTTTCAGTATTTCCCAGAAGTGGGCTCTACCTATGACGGAACATCTTTTTCATCTATTAGCAGTTCTAACTATGAGGCACTGACTGAAAGTGGTTCTATAGAGTACTTTGCTCTGGTGGTAGATGGCGTAGTAGAAAAAGTAATGGATGTTTCAGATCCAATGCAATGTGCGATAATGGCAAGTAATCCAGTGTTTAAGTTAGAGGGAGATCAAAGTGGCCCAGTCAAGGTGGCAACAGTATAAAGAAAAAATGGGCGATACACGTCCATGGGATATTTTTAATCCAGCAACTGAATATGTGGTGGATGAGGTGTTCAATGAAAGATATAGTATTTGTAAGGCATGCCCTAAATTTATAAAAACAACATCTCAATGTAAAGAGTGTGGGTGTTTTATGGCAGTAAAAGCCAAAATTGAAAATGCAGCATGTCCAATCCAGAAATGGTAAAACCCCCACTATTTTACTAATGGGGGTTTCTCCGTATCAAACTACTTAGGAAATTGAGTCATCCAATATTTTGTGCGGGGAGTCAGTCCATGCCAAGAAGACCAATCTTTTCCACCGTCTGACATATGAAATGCAATCTGTGCATTAATTACAGGATTTAGTAGGTCAGAGTTTGTAACAAGTTCAAATTTGTCACGACGATCTGGACCAAGCATTCCAATCATATTAATCTGAAATAGACCCCAAGAGTTATCCCCAGTTTTTGAGTTAGGGTTAAGTCGGATTGGCTGTCCATTCGTTTCCTTCTTTGCTACTGCCCAAGCCTCAACAAGGTTTGAGCCCCTAAAACCAACTAAGTATAGAAGTTCTTTAAGTTCTAGATCGGTAAGAGTTCCTTTATTTTCAAAACTCTGTAACTTTTCCTCCTTAGAAACCAAAAAAACCTCTTTCGAGGTGGTTTGCGAGATCTGAGCCTGTTCGGGCTTCGTACTGTTAATTGTTGCAGCATTAGCACTGTTAGAAAATACAGCAAATACTGCGATGATACTGAGTGTGCTAATGATCTCTTTGTTTCTTTCGATAAATTTAATCATAGTTTCCTCCTTAGAAAACAATAACACCCTGGTAG